TCACAATATGTTAATGATAACTTAGTTAAAGGTGAGAATATTAGAATCTATGATTAGAAAAAAGTAATAGAGTCAAAAAATTGCTGGAGATTTTTTCCGACCTTTTTTGAAACTAAAAGTTGATTTTCGCACAAAAAAAGAGGGGTATTATCCCCTCAGAATATTAACCTCAGTTATACTTCATCAACTATCAGCAAGTTTTGCAAAGTAAGACATAGGATCATCATCGTCATCAGAAGTGGTTGTTGTTTCAGTACCCTTTGATGCTTGGTAAGAATCTTCAAGCTTTCGCATGACATCTTCTTCACTGACTGCCTTTTGTTCTGCTGCTGCGTAGTTATCATACTCCGTTTCTTCCTGCTCTGTTGACCTGCGGGTAGACTTGTTACCCAAAACATAATCAAGACGCTTCTTCAAGTCTTCATATGACTTGAACTGATCAGAAGCAACGAAGGCAGTCAATGAATGCTGCTTCTTCCAGATTGCTTCAAGTGCGTCATCATCGTCAAGAAGAGGTGATTGACGGTCGAACTCTGACTTATCATAGTTCCAGTAACCATCCTTCTTCTGCAGTTTCAGTTTAAAGTTAGCACCACCCCAGAAATCAAATGGGTTGATAGGTGTCTCATCTTCAAACTCAGGTTGCATTACATCCATAACCTTGTCAAAGATCTTCTTACCGAACTTGTAGAGGAATACTCCACCCTCGTTCTGAGGATTGGCAGGATCTTTTACAACATAGATGTTGGCGTAGAAAGACAACTTACGCTTTTGCTTACGGACAGTTTCCTTATCCTTATCGCTTCCGCTATTCCAAAGTTCCCTATTCAATTCTCCGATAGGGTCCTTTCCACCAATGGTGGTCAGCGAGTTTTCAATATACCATCCACCAGGTCCTTGGAAGGCATGAGAGAACAGTTTTACCCAAGGGAGATCTTCTCCATCAGGAGCAGGGAGGAAACGGATAACGGCATATCCATTACCAGACTTATCCATTTCTGGTTTCCACAGACGGTCATCACTATTACCGCCAGTGTTATTCATCTTTTCTACTTCCTTGACCAGTTTATTGGTAAGAGAACCTAGAGAAGATTGCTTTTTGAGATCCGAAAAACTCATTTGATAGACTCCGTATTTGTTGTATTTGGTTTGTGTCCCGTAGCTTGGTTGAGGTTTGGGTAGCCTCTTGAACCATGAACTATAAGATAGTTTCAGTGGTTTGTCAAGCAGACTCATTAATAGTTTTTTTCATCTTTTCAATGATGTTCGTCATATTAGAAAAGACATAATTAAGATCCACATCAGGAGGGAATCCTAGTTGTTGAGCAGAAGATAAGATATTATCCTTCATTACTTTTGCTTCGGGATCATCAGAAAGAGTCATCCTAGCATACAGAATTTGTTGTTTATTCAACAATTCTTCAAGCAGTTCAACATGTTCTAGTTTGTCATCATTATTCATTGTAGAAAAAGAGAAAACCTTTTCATAGATCTTATCTTGAAGTTCTGTGATTGCTTTCATCTCTTCTTGAACAAAGTCTGAACTAAAGAAACTCATAACCCTCCGCAAATAATTTGTTTCAACATTTTCTTATACTTGAACACGTCTATATGTATAAAGGAATTATACTTAGATATTCTCATAGAAAGAAACTTCCATACAGGATCCTTTAACTTTTTATCATAGTCATCTTTGAATCCAATAATCTTATTCAAGATAACAATTGATTCTAAAGACAAGTGTCCAGCAAGGTGCTCTTTGATGATTGAGGAGTGCTTAGTTCCTTCAATCACCAGCATAGCATCAAAGTCTTGACCTGTAAACACGTCTTCAATTTCTGTTTTAAATGTATACGTTAGTGACTGCAACCGCTTCTTCCAGTCAGTAAAGTTTTGTTCACCATTACGGACAATCTCTCCAATCCATAATGATTGAGGGTCATCACAAGATACAAAGTTAGATACAAAGAACTGAACTACTTCCTCATCGTTCTTCTGTCTACTTAGTTTCTCAAAGAAAAACCTATCACGTCGTTTATAAAAACTATCTAGAGATGCACGAGACTTACCACCATATCTGTGGTAATCATAACTCTCTTTAGTAAAATGGTTTTTCAATCCAAGGTAGGATTTATAGCAATCAAAGGGAGTCACTTTCGGGATCATCTACTTCTTCAAAGTCAATAATGTTTTCAAGTTTCACAATATGTTTCCCATCTATGAGATAGGTATGTGATTCATCAATCATTCCCAAGTATTTCAGTTCATCTTCAGGAATATTATTTTCCCGAATTGCTGCTAGCATTTGATGATGCCTGAGATCTTGGGATGATATCATAGTGGAAGTTTAGCGTGAGAAGTCTTCTTGAGCAAGTTAAGTTCAATTGCTTCACACTTCAGTTTTTCCTTCAGTGGTTTAGATATAAGTTTGGGAATAGATTCTACATCAAGATTGTTCTTCTCGCAAAAGAATACAATCGCATCAATATACTTCATACCTTTGTTGGTATGAGCAATAGATTCAATCTCTTCCGCAAACCTTCTAGAGCAATAGAACTTTGTCTCTATTAGATTTTCGATTTCTTTGTTATCAGGACTTACCATATTCCTGGAGTTTAAATTCAACAAACTCTCTAATATATTTGGAGAGAAGTTGGATGTACTTTTTCTTGTCATACTCTTCATAAATTGTGGTCTCACCATTTTCACACGACATGATAATGACAAACTTCTTTACCATTATACCAGTCATCTCGTATAACATGCAAGCATATGCTGCACATTGTACAAAATGATGGTCAACCCATCCTCTAGGTTTGGGTTTCTTTGCTGTTTTAAAATCAATGACCGCAAGTTCACCGTCATATTCAGCAATACAATCTACACTACCAGCAACACCCAGTTCATAACTAAACAAAGACTGTTCGATAGCATGAATGTTATCGATTTTATCAATCTCTCCTTTTGCTTGCTTAAAAAGAAACTCAGACAGTGGTTGTACTGTTGGGAGATCCTTGTTGCGAAGATAGTATTCAGCAAGGGTATGCATATCAGTGCCCCTGCTAGTTGCTTGCTTGGTTATCTTGTTTGCTTCATCATTACCAACTTTCTTTCTCCAGTTAATGAAGATTTCTCGATTGTAATGACTAATGATGGACGTAATTGATACTAACTTTTGTCCATCGGGTGTATCATAATACCTAACTCCATCAACCATCTGTCTACTGAGAGATGGATATTCAATTTCAACATGATTAAACATTACATACCTAGTTCAAGTTTAGCAATAATATACTCTTTAACGAGTCCACTCCTACAGATGTCTTCTGCTTCAAACTCTACCATACTAAATGAAGGCATGTTCTTAAGGATACGAATGAAATCTACGATGCCATTCCTCTCTGCTGTTTTAATCAAATCAGTTTGAGTTGCATCACCACAGAACATAATCTTACTATTCTCACCAACACGGGTGATCATAGAGTCTAGTTCATGGAAGTTTAGATTCTGGAACTCGTCAACAATAACAATAACATTATCAAGAGTAGTTCCACGAATAAAGGATGTACTCCAGAAACTGATTGTGCCTTGTGCCTTGAGGTTAGCATAAAGCATTTCAAACGCATTGTCATCAGGCATCTCAAACATATATTTTACCATATTCTTATATGGAATCTGGTAAAGTGAAGATTTATCTTCATGATCACCAGGGAGAAAACCAATCTCTCTGGTAGGTACAAGCGACCTGACGATGTAGATTTTATCGTAGGGTGTACTAGGGTTCAATACATCTAAGATAGCATTGTAGAGGGTAATAAAGGTCTTACCTGTACCTGCACATCCATATGCTACAAGATTCTGATCTTTCTTATACTCTTCAAAAAACTTTTCCTGATTCTCAGTAAGTGGTTCAATCTTTCTAGTGTAATCTAGATTGATTGGTTTCTTTCTTTTCATTGTACGATTACTCGTGCCAAATGGAACCGGGTTATCTTTCTTTTTTCTGACAGGCATAATAATCAAATAGGTTTTACTATAGATCCAGGAGCTTTAGATGCTTTGTGAAGAACATCATTCCATCCGGGATGTGATTTTTTCAACTTATCATAAACCTCACCAACCTCTCCAACTCCAGGGAATGTGGAAGGGTCTGAATAGTCACGGGACCAATTTGGATTGTCCTCTCTCCACTGATCCCATTCGTGAATACTCATCTTCACTTCTTTTTGTTCACCAGTTTCGCTGTTAACAACAGGATATGACGGCATAGTCACCTCTTCAGTGTAGTATTTAGACCCATTCTAGAGCAGCACCAATGATTGGAAACTGCTCACAGAAGATTTTCTTACATCCCTCTGCAATAATCATATGTTCTTTTTGAGTGCCATTAGAGGCTCTCAAATCAATATAATGCATCCAAGAACGAAGTGAACCGCTCATGTAGAGTCGAGTCCCTACGGCAAGGGGAAGCACCATTCTAGAACACTCTTTTGCCACACCACTTTCAAGCATCTGTTGATACAGTGCCATAGAAGAATCAAACAGAGTTTGCATCTGCATCTCTAGTTTCTGTTTGATAAATGGATCAAGATCATCAGTAGAGTTCTGACGGTTCTTTGTATCCTGACGACGTAGTTCAGGCAGTTCGATCTTATCACTTAGCAAAGATGAATCTGCATAGCGTTGAGAAAACTCTTGGAATGTAAAAGACCTATGTCGGAGCACTTGAGCTGCGATTGCCCTAGAAGTTTCAATTTCAAGAGTCATGAATGACTGTTCAAAAATACTCCAGTGCTTGTGCTTAATACAATACTTAAGCAATCCTTCAAAAGAATCATTACCTTGGTTAGATGGATTACTAACCCTGGCACAATAAGCAATATGTTTTTCAGCATCAGGCGTTGCTGAGACAAGTGATACGTTATTCATCGTTTTTAACCTCTTTGCGGACCTTTTTAAGTTCTTTGAGTTCTGATTTAATCATCTGATAAGCATCTTCAGGTGATAGTTTCTTTGCCATTTCCATAGCACTGATAACTTCAACTCTGGTTCCAAAATGCTGGAGTGCTCGCTCAAAGGAGTCTAGTTCTTCATACATGATTAATCTGGATATCCATCATCGTCATAGGTTTCATCATAATCAAGGATGGGTGCTTGGTATTTAGTGTCGTATTTGTAAGACTCAACATCAGAATAAACTTCAGACTCCAAAGCATCAACTAGGAGTCTCAAATTTCTGACGATAAGTTTAAGTTTATCCTTTTCCATAAAAAAATGAGGACTAGTCAGTTAGTCCCCATAATAGCATCATTTATTGGACAATGCAACTATCAACTCTTAGATGCGAACTTGCGTTCGATTTTAATACCACGGTACATTAGATTGTGGTTGTGGTTTTGAGTTTGTTCTTCCAACACAGCGGCTTTGTATGCCTCTTTGTCGTACTGTTGTCCTCTATAAGTGATTGTAGTCATTGGTATACTCCTGAAGTTGGGTGAAAGTTGAACCTTCTCTGCTTACGCAGGATCCGTTTTTCCCGTTCCTTCAGTCGTGTGCGTCCCAGAAGCACTCAGGGACAGATTCCTTTACGGTCTCTATCAACTCTACCTTAAAAGCATTAGAGAGATTCTCATTTGCTTTCATCCTCAGCATAATAGCATCGGCTTGTTGGCAGGTGAGTGATGAATAGAATAATAGTTCTAACATGGGATGAACGACTCCGTTCCGCGACTTACTTGCGTCCCTTTCGGGATGAACGACAGGTCTATTATAGACCTCATATCTTATTTAGTCAAGAGTGAATCAAAATCCCTCTTTCTGTGCTTCCTCAACCATCTTAGACACATAGTTTTCTGTGCCGTCAATAGTTTTAATGGTAAACAAATTAGACTTCTGATACTTCTTAATCTTCTTATACTTTTTTAAGAGAGTGCTAATCTCATCAGAAGACATATCAAAGTCTACATCAAATCCACTACTCATTTCTTTTTACTCGATTTAGGTTGTGGTTGTGGTTGCTTAGGGTCAGTCCAAAGTTTTGGATTTACAGTCCCAGCAGATTGTGTGATATCTAATAGTCCAGACTTGTACTGGTCATAATAATGATCAAAAATAGATACTTTTTTTGAGCAGATTACAATATCATATTTGATTTCTTCTTTATCACTATACTTAACAAGGAAAGCATTGTTAGGTAGCAACTTATCTTCTGCTAGAGTTGGATCACAATTAGTCTCGTAAATCTTCAAGACCTACCTCCCCATTGAATGTCTGGGAATGCAGTTTCAACTGCACCTTTTGTCAGTTTATACTTAGACTGAAGTCCCTTATCCTTTACAAGGCAAAGCAAATCTGCTTCTGCAGGATGAAGACCTTCAAGAATCTGAATAAACATAGACTCTCTACGAGTCTTGGAGAGATTTGGATTACCTCCTTGTACAAAGTGATATAGATTCCTGTATTCCTTCCTCAAAGAGGTGTGGTCTGTACCAATAGGAACATCATTTTTTTCGTATGGTACATCCCCTTCAGGTAGAAGAGAGACTACAGTGTCATCAAAGTTCCAAATAAGAAGAGATTTAAGTGCAGCACTTGAAAACTCTTTCAATACTTCAACTTTTTTAGTTACCGTTCTCTGCTTACTAACATGATCAAGAATCTCATGCATGAAAGGATTAGGTGGAAGTGGTGATTTAGGCATAGTATTTCAAATCAGGTTAGGTTATTTATTCTTCCCCTTCAGAATAATCTTCAAGGGTATTCTCAAATCTTACAGCAAGAATATCATCTGGTAAAATTTGACCATGTTCATCGAACATTTCAGGATGGGTAGGTATGAAAGTTGAGTTTCTTTCGATCACATATTCTTTAAGTAGGTATCCGATTACTCCTCCTACCAAAAGAAACATCACAGAAATTACAGTTGATAGCGTTAAAGTTACTGCTAACATTTTAGTCCTCCCCTTTTAGAGATTCTTTTGTTTTAACATCTAAACTAAAGTCTAGAAATAAATTAATCTCTTTCTTAAAAAAAGGAATAACTCTTCCAAACTTTATCTCAAAAGTTTTGGGCGCGTCTGGTTTTCTCCTTTTGTTTCTAAGTAGTAACTCTACACCTCGATTGAGATTTAGAGGTGGGTCACTGTTACGATTATTTATTGGTCTTTCGTTTTCGTCCTGGTCTTTTTTCTTGTTCATACTTCCATGCATCCTCAAGTATACCATAAAGGTATTTTCTTATTTTTCGTGCCTCTGGTTTTCTTATATGACCATATCCTTCACGAAGTTGTTGATGCATTCCATCAGCACCACCCTCAAGATATTCATCTAAGTCTAATATTAAAAGATTGATTTCTTTTGCAGTAGAACTTTCAATAAACTCAGTTGCATCTCTCTTGGTAGCCTGAATACTTTTCAAGTACTGGTACATGTTTATCACATATTTTCCTTGAAAAGCATGATCAATTGCGTGCTCTACAATGTCATATAAGTCTACGTTATCCATCAGACCAATTTATTTTCTTTCAGGTATTTAACAGTTTCTTGACATCCACCAAGTTTTTGTCCATTTGATAACACCTGAGGGAAGGTAGAACCTGGTCCAAACTCAGCATAAAACTCGCTCTTCTTATAATCTCTATCGAGTTTATACTCAACGTAAGTAAGTTCGGCAAGTTGAAGAGCAGTAATTACTTTTGTACAGAAAGGACATCCATTTTTAGAGTAGACTGTGAACGAAGGTGAAGTCATAGTTTTATTTACTTTTAGATTTATGTTTGTAAGCACAGGCTTGTCTTGCCCATGCCCTTGAGAGACTATTTACATAACTACAGACTTGCCCTTCTTCACCACAGTGGGGACATGCTGACCCTGGTGGATCTTCAGGATACCTAGTCTTCTTTTTTCGCAGACTCATATGGATGTGCTGGGTTGTGTTCTCTACTCATAGGTTGGGAAGACTCGAAAGGGTCCCGTGATTTGTTTTTAATTACAATGAAAGCGTCCTTATTATATTTACGAGTACCGTATGGAGTTGCCCACTTTTTATTGTAATCCTCACCTTGGTGAATGCCAGAAACTACTGTACCACCAATCTCTACCACAATGTCATCATCGTTGTCCCATCCAAGAGTGTTCATTGTCTCTGCAATTTTAGAAGCAAGCATATAAAATAGACTACTCCTTCAAGTTTAACAGTATTATTGTTGGTTGTAAAGGTCTCTCACTTCTCCAATAA